CTGCTATACGATCCTCAGACTCCTTCGCCCACTTCTGCATCATCTCAGGCGTAACCCATGAGGTGTCCACCGTGGTCGTAGTTTGGCTCACGCAGAAGCCATCTATGCTGGTTAGTATAGTATCTCCCATTATGCTCTCGCCTTTCGTAGTATTTCGCGGCACTGCTCTAACTCTTCGTCTGTCACTTGCTCGGCTTGCTCAATCAATAATCGGATCGGCACATAGTCGGGCTGAAATCCGGCGCGTAGATCATCAATGGCTCCCGTGATGTGCGGCTGCTCCCAATCTGGCGCGTAGAGTCGGTGGACCTCCATAATCGCTACCCGTGAGTCTATCGCGTTCTGCTTGATCTTCGCGTGCAAACGCTCGTTAAGCTGGCGCATTAGGTCCATATCGCTCTTATCTTCGCTCATTCCCAGGAGCCTTTCTCTAAGCCGTTGTCTATAATATCCTGCAGGCTTTTACCTTCTCCGCACTTAATCGCATCGTAACATGCCCGGCCAACCTTGCCTCGCTTCCGTTCACCCTTGCCGTCCCGTACGTAGGCATCCTGAACTATGCCGCCCTTCTTTTGATCTGCGCGAGCGTGCCCGAAGACGCCGGTAATATGTAGCCCTCGGCGCCGTGCTCCCCCCTCTGTGCCTCCGTGCCTAATCATCGCTCGCCTTTAGCTTGTTAAGGTCGCACTGCAGCTCTCCGTGTGCAATCCATAGGGCTTTGTTTTCCCGCTCTAACTGCTTGACTCTATTCTCCAAAGTCTCGTCTCCCATCGGGGTCATTTTGGCCGGCTTCTTATTGCCGAGTAGTGCCTGCGCGTCGGCCCGCGTCATAGTTTTTTTGGCCATGTTATTGTCTATCTAATATGGGCAAAAAATTGCCCTATGTCAAGGGAAAAGATAAGGAACGCGGGCGACAATTACGGCAGGAGTGTTCTCCCCTAAGAGACACTTTGCCCCGCTATGTCGCCCGCTATTCGGCCCCCTCTCTTCTCGATTGCTCCCCGTGTTATTTATCGCGTAACACAGCAGCGGGAATATCCCGCCAATCGAGCCCTTGAGGGCCTATCCTAAAAGTGTAGCATGCGGCGCCCGATGGGCCGAGAAGCCCTGGCGTTTCTTATTCCCCAACAAGTTTAGCCTGTCGCCGCATGCCATTATATGTTATTAGGTCCGAATCTAATCCAGCGCGGGCAAAGCGCATCTTTAGCGAAAACTCATGTTTGCTAGTCTTATCGAAATATTCGTCTGACAGTTTGGCCGGGGCTTCCCAGGTGCTACGGGCCGACTGCTTAATTCCTTCGCGCTTTTTATCATTACTAACTACCATCTGCGCGGCTACCATCTTATCCCAACTTTCACGCGTCGCCACGGTCGAGCTCCTTTATCTGTAGTTCTCTGAACTTGTCTACTTTGCGCCAATCGCCACTGGTCCTCGCAGCCATAACAATAGCGTCGTAGTGTGGCACGTCGGTGATATTGGCTGCGATGTGCGTCAATCCCTTAGCTGCGTCGACGTGGAAGCAATGCCCCTTGTAGTGCCCCGCCGGGCAGTTGCAGCGGAACTTGCCGGCGCGCACGTCAACCTCATAGCTGACGTGCGCATGGCGGCTACTCTGGAAGCGATACATTATCGTTCGTCTACCGGAACTGCCCAGCGCGGCAGGCTCGGGGGGTTAAATTTGCCATAATCGCCCAACTCGACCCACGGGGCGTCAAGATAATACAGATAGCGGCCGACGCCAAACTTAACTGCGGCACGTTTGAGCGCATCCGACAGCGCGCCCTTTTCGCCCTCAATATCTGAGACGCCGGCGCCGTCTTCCTTGGTCACACGCACGCCATTGACGATGATCGACAGCGAGCAGACAATACGCCCGGCGCCCACTTCGCGGTAGGTGTCTTCCCAATTCTCCCAGCCGACGGTGCGATCCAAGCGGCCCATTACGTCCCGTGCGTCGATGTAGGCCAATACCTGCGCCTTCTTGCCGTCCTTAGATTTGCGGCCGACGCGCCAGCTTATTGACTTGGTGGGAAACGGTGCGCATAGTGCGGGGTAGATCGCGTCAATCAAGATCGGCTTGGCCTCTTCGACCTGCGGCACGGGATCGACGGCGTTGTCGGGTGCGCCTTCCTCCCGGTCCATCTTGCGCTGCTGGTCTGCCATTTCTGCTAAATCGCTCATTGCTTTGTCTTCCTCGTCTAAGTAGGTGTCGATGGCTTGGCTCGTGGCGTCAAGCATTGCCGGCGTTCCTTTTGGCCATCTCGGCGTGCAACTTCTCCGAGCGCAGCTCCATGCCGATCATGCGCAAGCCTCGGGCTCGGGTGTTTGCTCCGTCTAATACGTGGTCAAATTCGCGCTCCAACTGGCTCATTTGTGCCATGAGCTCTTTGTCGGTAAGGTCTTCGTAGGATAACATCTACTTGCCCTCCTTACGCTCGGCCCGTAGGCGAGCAATGCGGCGAGCGGTGCGCCGGGCTGCAAACTCGCGCTGCATCTTGAGGTAGGTGGCTTCGCTGGCGTCGGCTGCTACGAGGTGATCTTTTAGGCTGATGGTCTGCATGGTCATTAGTTCACCTCGTAGGCGGCTTTAAATTTAGCCCATTCGCTGGAAACCTTATTCCACGACTTCGGACCTTTTACCATTAAGGTAGGATTCCACGTTTCCTTACGGCTAAGTTTGGTTTTTTTGGAGAAAGAGAAGACCCATACTGCATGCGCATTCTCTCCGGCCTTATACTCCCATCGGCGGCTCTGTGTGTCGGTGAATGTTTCAATGGTCTGCATTTTCATTGTTCCTTGTTGGGGTGTTTGTCTCTCTTGCTTACTAATATCGTGCATTCTTCTGCCCGTGTCAAGCACTATCTTGCACCTTATGCAATAAAAGATTGCCCTTTGCGGAAATACCTATATATTAAGGATATGACCAATACAACTAACTTTACCAAACCAAAACCTTCTTTGCTGGATCTGGTTCAATCATCCTCCCAAGTGACGCCCGCGACTCCCCAGGAACGCGAGCCGAAATCGGTTGGGCCAGATTCAGCACCTTTAACGACTCTACGCGACGACCTGACGTGGAACTGGCCAGAGTTTGCCCGACTCATGGAAGCGGCTGGCTACACCACCAAGACCGCACTGGCGCAGGCGGCCGGCATGCAGCGACAGGAGTTTCTGCGGATCAAGAGCGGCCAGTGCGCGCCTACTACCTATACTATAGCCAAGCTATGTCGGGTGCTTGGATGCCAACCGGGAGATTTCTTAGGTTATGAAGATTCCCCTTGACATAGAAGACTGCCCATAGCATATTGAAGTTCAGAATTGAACCGCGTGGATAGACGCGACAGCAGAATGTATTAAATCCCTCATTGAGCGCTATCCCGCTTGGTGGGGGATTTTTTGTTATCCAGAGGCTTTGACCCAAAACCCTAACGGGAGCCGCAGGCAGGGATGCCGGCCACGCGCTAAATCTACCAGCGTAGAATCGGGATTGGTAGGCCGATTCGCCAGATTAAACTCTGGAACGGGTAGGCGTAGCCTCCTTAGTTTAGCACACTGATTAGACTTTGGAGCATTCGGATAGTGCAGATCAGGGTTAGTATTGAAAGGAGTGTTGGTTATGGACACAGCACAACGAGGCGCCGCACTCACCGCAATAGCGAGCGGCTACAAAAGCCAGAATATACTCAGCCCCGATCACGACGTAGTGGGCGTAGCTGGAGAGCAGGCCGTAGCGACTATGTTCGGCGTAGCAATGCCCGATCCAATCCCAACTGGCCGTGGCGACGGTGGGCGCGACCTACCCGACATTGCAGGTTATCCCCCCGACGTGAAGACAGCCCGCAAGCCTGGGCACCTGCCCGTAGTGGTGGGCAAGCTCGACCGACGCACGCTCTATATATTGTGCGGGTATAGCGACGAGACGAAGCTGGCGACCGTGCTGTGCTGGCAGTGGGGCTCTGTGGTCGAGGACTACGGATGGATCGGCAAGCTCTGCCCCAGGAGTCCCGAGAGCCACAATCTGCCTCGGGCTAAATGCCGGCCGATTGCCGAACTATTGGAGCAGCACAATAAATCTTTGCCGCGCACTTGACATGGGCAATCTTCTGCACTATCTTTAAAGGGAAGACAAAACGCACCCCAACAAGGATAGATAAAATGTTCACCAAGCAATTCGCTCGCAGCCTGGCCGAAATGGACCCCGGAAAATATGCAATGGTCAAGTTCCCGCGCACATTTAAAGGCGACCGAAAAGTATGGATGGCTTGGAAAATATCAGACCTGCGCTTACTGCCGGCCGACGCCAAGGAAGAGGTGGCAGTATGACCAATCGTAAAGACGAGGATTTTCGCGGCGTCGTATGGATGGCGGTAGCAGCGGTGGCTATACTCGCGTATCATATCCTACCTGTTCTGCTATTTCCGGGGGCTACGAATTGAGATATGGAAGCGTTTGCTCTGGCGTCGAAGCGGCAAGTATGGCATGGGAGCCCATCGGATGGGAGCCGGCGTTTTACTCCGAGATTGAGAAATTCCCGAGCGCAATATTGGCTCACCACTGGCCCCATGTGCCGAATTTAGGAGATATGACCGATGCCAAGTTTGCCGAAAAAGCACAAGGAGCTGGAGCAATTGACGTTCTCGTGGGAGGTACCCCCTGCCAATCCTTTAGCGTCGCAGGACTTAGAGGCGGCTTGGACGACGAGCGTGGCAACCTCGCCCTTGAGTTTTGCCGCCTTACTGATCAACTCGCGCCTAGTTGGGTCGTCTGGGAAAACGTCCCCGGCGTCTTGTCATCAGGGGGAGGACGGGACTTTGGTAGCATCGTCGGGGCGATGGTCGAACTCGGGTATAATGTCGCGTGGCGAATCTTGGACGCTCAAAACTTCGGAGTCCCACAAAGGCGCAGAAGAATTTTTCTTATCGGACATCTTGGAGCCAATGAGCGAGGCGCTGCTGCGGTTTTGTTTGAGCGCGAAAGCCTGCGCGGGGATATTAAGAAGGGCAGAGAAGCGCGGGAAGAGCTTGCCCCCTCTGTTACATCAGGCGCTCCATTCAGTCGCACAGGAAACGAGCGAGTAGAGGCACAAGCTCTTGTGCCTTTCACGCCGAGCAGTCACGGATCATACCGCGAAGGGTGCCGCACCCTTCGCTCAAATGGCGGCGACCTGGGTGGTGGATCTGAGACTCTGGCAATATGGCGCGGAGGCGACCAAGCTAACGCCGAGACGCTGGAGAATAAGGCGGGAACGCTCAACTGCAACAAGGGGCAGCAGGGCGACAATGCCGCCCTGCCCTGCGGTGAGGTGGTCGGCACAGTAACGGCTCGGAAGGGGCGTAATAATGGCATTGCTAATGATGATGTCCAGGCTGGACACCTCATCTGCGTCAATGCGCGAGAGACTCCTGTGAGCAGCAGTGGCAAGGACTTGCCACTGGGGGCGCAAGATCGAGGGCACGCGGTGGCATTTGCTCAGAACACCCGCGATGAGGTTCGCCTCATCGCGGGGGATGGCTCTATTGCAGGAGCTCTCGCCGCGAATCCGGGGATGAAGCAGCAGACGTATGTATTTGAACCAGGAAATCTCAAGCGCCGCTGTGGCAGTGAGCCGAATGAGACGACTGCGCCTACCTTGGGCGCAGATAAATTAGGCGATACCTTCCCGCACATTGCTACCGAAATGCAAGTGCGGCGACTCACGCCAAAGGAATGCGAGCGATTGCAAGGGATGCCCGACGATCACACAAAGATTCCGTGGCGCAAGAAGGAGGCCGACGACTGCCCCGATGGGCCGAGATATAAGGCAATTGGGAACTCGATGGCAGTGCCGGTTATGAAGTGGATAGGCGAACGCATAGCAATGGTGGAGGATATTCTAAATGGAAACGAATAGCCACGACGTAGCCGCTCGCATGTTCCAGGCTATACGAGACGCGCAGGACGGGAAGACCTTGGACGCGATATTGACCTTGGGATTAAACTATTGGGTAGCCGGCACGCTGGATATAGGCACGATCGAAGCGGCGACCTACCGGGCGATTGACCGAGCGAGGGAGTTGCCAATGGACGTGCGCGAATGGCCACCTATCAATACCAACCCTTTGCCCGAGGCGCCACCAGAGGACTACGCAGACATGGATCAGATTGCCGCCGACCGCAAGGCGTTTGACCTGAAGCGCAAGCGGTATCATGCAGGCATTGGCAGAAAGGGCGTGATAAAGTGACCAAGTGCCCGTGGTGCGGCCGAAAGACCAGCGACGAGATGGTATTTGATGGCCCGTGGCATGCCTGTGAAGTGTGCGCCGAGAACGTCCAGCGCATGCGAGAGCGCGACCTACGGGTAGACGACAAGCTGGTGAAGAAATGAGACACGACCTATATATGGCCATCCAGCGCGACATCATCGACCCCTTTAAGGTTAAGCCTCTTGGATTTGTGGCGATGGACCCAAACCATGAGCCGGTGCGGGATTCGTATAAGGGCAGACTGACGCGGTTTTATCGTAAGAACAGGATAGCGGAGGTGCAGTATGCTACGACTAAGCCCTAAGCGAGTAAAAAAGCGGATCACCGACAAGGATTATCTGGATGCAGTCGCCGCGCTCGGGTGCTGTCTATGTAGCCATAATGCAACGATACACCATGTTCACGCCGGCGAAGGTATGGGGCTCCGCGCCGCAGAT